GATTTATCCCTGTCTTCTGCTTCTCGCAATATTAGGCGGCGTAGATGGCTGATTGTGAGCACTCAACGTCTGAGAACGACCACCACCTCCTTTGGATGATTTGCGAATCGCCTCATTCTCCATTTCAATTTGTTTAATAAGTCGCTCNACAAACCACCGACGCAANCCAATCGGTAAATTATAGGCTTCCGAAAATGACCATCCTCCTGAATACTTTAGGAAAAAGAATTGTTCATATACATTTTCATTGTATTCATCGGTCAGGCCAAAAAAAGTCCGCAGTCAGCGGAACCTCCAGTTCCTGTTCTTGGCCACAAGAGGTGCATGCAAAATCTTGGGTCATATCCAAGTTAGGAGCGCTAAGTTTATACGCCAAACGAAGATGACGTGCGTCAGAACTGGGCATGTTTTCCACCACATAGTGGATATCTCCCGGCTCTTGACTATCGTTAACTGACACTATCATCGTGCGTAACTGTGAAGTGATGAGGTTTTCATCTTTTTGACGCTTTTTTGCTCCACTAAATTGTTTAAAAGCTCGCTGTTCATCAGCGCCACTCAACAGGCGAAAAACTACAGTCACCTCTGTTTGAGGAAGCTTTGTCGAGAAAAAGCCATTTCCCAAATGCTCGGTGGTGGGATCTACCTCAGAGTCTCCATCGTAAACCTCAATCTCATTAAGGTCAAATTCATATTTCTGTTGGGATCCACATGCGGGACATGACACATGAGTCTCATAGTCGTTGCCGTAACCTGACACCCGTAGTGCCACCACAATAGCGTTTCGATCGCCAACCAGTAGGGTCGCAGGGTTTATGTTTTTACCTACCAATACGCTCTCTATGACGCGCTCCAGGGCTACTCCTTTTTTTAACAATGACCGGGAAGTCAACAAATCTTCTTCCTTCGCTGTCATTTGTTTAATTTCCACCGTCTCTTTCATATGTAACGGGTGATCAGGGGAATAGAATCGCCCTTTAGAAGGAAGCTCCACAAATTCGGTAGGAACTACAAAGGAAAACCCCTCCCCGGGCGCTTTACTTTGTTGTGGAGGGGTAGGGATGTTTTGAGGCTGTGGATTTCCCATTCCAAGCCTATCTTTATTACGTGACAAATATCACCTCTCTGTTTATTCTATACGTTAAAGAATGTATCACCACCGCCAACTACGGCTCGTGATGGATTGCTGGTAGCGACTCGTGCCCAATCATATTTGAGCGTGACGGTAAGCTCATTGAGTTCATCGTCACCATAAGCCAATTCACCATATTTTAGATCTGAGATAAAAGAATTCCACAAGGTCCATGTTTCAATAGGAGATCCTTCTGCATTCAATTGTTGAATCAATACGGAGCCCAAGGCTGCTGCCGATTTTGCTTTCGACATTGTTGTCAAAGAATTAGCATCCGTAGGTGGGCTATATCCACTAGCTTGAACAATATCTGATAAAGTAGCAGTCATATCCGGATCTACAGGATCGACCAAAGTAAGGGCGACCTCGTTCCAGGTTACCGAACCAGGATAATAAAATGTGTGATTCAAGTATTTGTGTTCTGCGCTATTAATAGTAAAACTCGGCTTATCCACAGTCTTCGCATACCAAAGAACCGCTCCGCCTCCGTTTTGATCGTTGATTCCTTGAAATTCAACAATAAATCTAAATTTCCTTTTAGGATCTTGTAAGGTGGAATCTTCCCCGAAATTTGTGGACCAGAATGGCATCGTTTTGTAACTCCTTTTTAAGTTCTATTTTTAAATAGTTAGATGAGGGGTTTTATTCCCCCCTGCGATGTTAATCGTCAAATGAAGCACCTGTTGAAGTCACCACAAAATCGATTGCAATGTATTCAATAGCACGAGCCGGCTTAATCATAATCTTCGCATACATAATGTTCTGATCAATCAAGTCGGGAGTCGTCGTCGATTCGTCAAGGATCAACTTGTAGTCGGTAATACCGAACTGAACTTTGACATTTGCCAAGAAAGGCTCAATCATTGATTTAAATCGATTCCATGTGGCTTGAACATTTTGTTCAAAGAGCACTTGAGAAGCGAGGATCGAAATCTGCTTTTTAAGGTAGATAACCAAACGACGAACGTTGATTCTATCCAATGCCGACTGTCGTTCCTGAAGTGTCTTTTGCCCAAACACCACGATTCCGGTTGAAGGGAAGGAGGCAATTGGGTTAATTCGTGCTTCATAAAGAATGTCTCGATCTTTGGAGATAACGCGTTCAGTCACGTTAGTTATGGGTATGCCTGCCGCCCCATCGGTCAGACCGCCGCGATTAAAGCCAGCGGGAGCAAACCAAACATCAGATTTAGCCTGAGAACTAGCTAAGACACCGAGCATTGCCACAGAAGGTGGAATCCAGACTGTTTGGCTAGTTGTGGCATCAACGGTTTGCACCCAAGGATAAAATGTTGCTCCATAGCTCGAATCAATTGCCCTGTTTCTCAATGCAATTGCAGCATTGCGTGGGGTAGTTCCGATTCTATCAGATTTGTTAGACTCGTATTGCTCATGCGCCGGAATATAAACGTTCGGCAAATCAATCAATGCCATGGTGTCGGCTCGTTCTTGAGATATATTTATCATATGTTGCGTCAAAGCTGTATTAGTGAGCCCTGGAGTAGTCAACAGATTCATATTTACAAATTCCGGATCTGCGACTGTATCAATCGCCTCTTTAAGGGTATTGTAGGCATAACTGGTCGTCTCGGTGGCGCTCGTCATTCCATTGTTATAAAACGGATCGGGTACCTCAATATTTAAACCATCAAAACCTCCCCAAAATGGAGCCGTAAATTGATCATAACCAGCATTCAAAATTGTGGTGTAAGACCCGGCTGATGTCTGATTGGCGCGGGATCCCGATACATATGAATAACCATTCGTAGAAGATGATAAATCATTCATCGAAAAGACTGCACCAAAGCCGTCAACACCTTCGATAGTGCCGTTGGTGGGATCATCGGGGAAATCTTGATACAGAAGTCTTCCCAAGAAGCCCACGTTTTTATCACTACGTGTGGAGGTAGACGTTCTCGTTGTGCTGAATCCGAAATAAGCATTGGTCAAATCCGACAATCCGCCGTCAGACGCAGAAACACGCATTCGGTGCGGCGGAAAGTTAAAGCTGGCAGTGGCAAACAATCCCTCAACGCCGGCAATCATGCTAAATCCCTTATTTGACCCCGTAATAGCACCATCGCCCATATATAGAAATGAAGCACTCATCGGATTACCGGCAGTATCCGTCATGAGCCCTGTAACCTGCTCGAGATCAGAAAACTTTGGAGGTGCAAAATATCCGAAGGGCAGCAGAGTGGCATCTGTGGCACCTACTTCTACATCAGCGTTCATTTCTACATATATCAGTTGAGAACTATTAGCATACTCTCCATACCTCTTCAGCCGGCGAGAGGTTGTATCCCACGTGTGATACATATCGCCAATTTTGCGCGCAATAAAATTAGGAGACGCGGGATCCAACGTGCAATTATCGAATCTTTCCATTACTTCGATGTTGTTGTCAGTATCAAACAAGTTCCTAATCACTACTGAAAACGTTCCGTATTCGGTGGCAGAAGAATTAGATTGACGAATTTTTTCAATCGAAACCTTACAATTTTCATGCAACCACGCACCCTGATTTCTTCCGCGCAATCGGAATAATTTCTGCGACAATTGGGGGTTAAAATCAATAGCTCTGCCCAAATCCTGACCAATAAACCAGCCGGCGGTGTCATTGCGGAAGCTTTGCTTCATGGTCGCAAGGCCGGTGGTGGCAGCGCCGCTGAGAGCGATAGGATATATTGCCCCAATCAGTGAAGTGTTAGCACTTACACCCATCATCCGGAGTTCTTGATCGAAGGTCTCCCCAAGCCAATAGCCTGTATAAGAACTACTGGGATAAAACGTTCCGGCGGGACCAGCCGTTAATTGAGGATTGGTGTTAAACTTATTGCGAATGTAATCATCGCTAGTATCGTCAAAATTAAACAAAATCTGTTTCGTAGTGGCATTGGTCGACGCGGCAGGGCCGGTAGCATAATTAATCTCAGCCAATAATCTATTGCTGCTATCACTGTTAATCGCAGTAGCTAATCCGCCCGTAATATCGGTTCCCGCTGTTCCGTCAATGACATTTCCTGAGAGAGTGATAAGAGAACCACTATTGGCATAAAACACTGCTGCCAAACTTCCTGTTCCGATAGCCGAGCCGCCATCCGCTTCGCCAACGGTGAGTGAACTGCTGAGCCACACAAAAAGACCATATGCTCCACCGTTATGCCACACATCGACTTTGGATGGGGTCTTCAGACATTTCCACCCTGCTTGGCCGTCGGTGTCGGCTTGTGTGTGCTCTCTTCCTAGCAATCTAATATAGGTTAAAGGAGCAACGTTAGCTTTCAAAAAAGCTTTTGCGGAATAAGTTCCATACATCGGGGATTGTAGGTTTCCATCTCGATAGATATCACCCCCACCATTACCCGGAACGGTGTCACCAAATTTTTCCACAAAATCAGAGTAAGACTGCACCTTGGTTGGCTCCATTGCAATCCCGCGTGTTGATCTTCCAATCACCACTGGGCCTATGGCTTCTGCAGATTTAGGAACAAAAGAGTTGTCAATCTCGTTAATAAACACTCCAGGAGATACAAATTTGAATTTCTTTACTGACATGTTGGTTATTTCCTTATAAAAACGCTTAAAAATGGCTATTAATGTGCCACCTTGATCATTAAATAAATAGTATTTTTATTTTCAAAAGGAGTGGGGGCGCGGAAGAAAAATGACTTTTCAGTTCGGGACCTACTTTTCAAATAAATTAAAGTTACCGGCAGGCACTACCGATTCACTAGGGAATTGATATTCTACGGTATTTTCATCAACACGCACAATCGGCTGATCGGAGCTAGCGCCCTCTCCAACCAGATATCCCAAAACTCGGATGGTAATCTCTGTATTAAACATGCGCATATCTTCCCCCAAATTAGCCACATTGTTAGAGTGAGTATATTCTTGTTGCACAAATCCTTCATAAATGTGACCATTTCTTTTCATTACAAAAGTGTTAATTTGACCGGGGCGAACCACAAAAGGGGCAATCATATCATTCATCTGTTGTTGATATTCTGACTTTAATACTATCTTATATTCCACATTGACATAAGTGGGAAGAGGA